TGGGCAAGGGCAAGTGGCGCAACGGTAGGGCGGCGAGGAAACTCGCCGACCAGTTGCGTGCGTATGCAGCATCCGGCCTGCCGGGTAGCAAGCGCGTCAAGTACGTCGTGTACGAGGGTCGGCTCGCGTCTGGCACTTACCGCAGTAAGTGGTGGAAGTGGCGTCCGGGTAATTGGGGTCACTACCAACACATTCACATCTCGTTCACGGAGAGGGCGCAGCGGGATGAGCGCCTGTGGCCGTTGCCGATCCTGACGAAGGATCGGCGGTTGAAGAAGGCTTGGCGGAAGAAACTGTATGGCTAGATTGCCTGACCGTCGCCCCGGCTCAAAGAAAAAGAAGAAGTACAAGACTGCTGCGTGGACTCGCTCGGAGGGACAAGACCCCGAGGGTGGCTTGAACGCGAAGGGACGTGCCTCGGCGAAAGCCGAGGGGAGCAACCTGAAGCCACCGCAACCGGGCGGTGGCCCTCGTAAGCGTTCTTACTGCGCTCGCAGTCTCGGTCAGATGAAGAAGTTCCCGAATGCTGCGAAGGATCCGAACTCTCGTTTGCGTAAGGCTCGACGGAAGTGGAAGTGCTAGGTGGCTGAGAATAAGGCAGTTGTCAATGACATTCCTTTCGCTATCGGTCAGGACATCATCGACCGGCTGGCTCGCTACGACCGCAGCTCGTTCGCTGCGGACTACGCGATTGGTAACCAGCCGTGGTTGAGTGCAGCGTCTGACTCTGCTGCCATCTCCCGCGTGACGACGCAGTACCAGAAGGAGCGCGTCGATCAAGAGGCTTCCGCTGGTGAGAACTCGCTGTCGAACTGGTGGCTGCGGTCGGCCACCTCGTGGCATCGAGGTGGCGGCTCAGAGTTTTACGACGCTGACGATGCGGACGTGTTCCGTTACAGGGAGTCGGCGAACATTGACATCTGGACGCAGGGTCAGGTGACCCTGCTGAAGGACACCGATGAGGCGGCATCGCATGGTGGCTCGCACGCGCAGACGTGTTCCTTGGGCGCTTGGTTCATCGACTCAGGCAACCTGTACTTGTATCAGGTTTCGACTGACACGGTCGTGCAGGTGACCGCGTTCACTGCTACGGCTCAGGTGTTGGCTACTGATGGCTCCGCTGCAATCGTCGGCGCAGCCGACGGCATCTACGAGGTGGACACGTCACTTGCTGTGACGAAGTTGTACGACGCTCCGGGTGGAGCGTGGACGGTGCAGACGCTCGGCTATGTGAAGGATCGGTTGATCGTCGGTTGCCACATCACGGACCCGCTGCCTGCTCGCGTGTTTGAGTTGGCTCGTAACCCATCCTCACCGCCAGCGACAGTCGACCTGTCGACGACGACAGGTGACTCGCGTTTTGAGTACGCATCCACTGACATGACTTTCGTTGCCGTGGCCGAGGCCACGTCTGCGATCCTCGTTGGTATCACGATTGGCGTGCAGTCGAAGGTGCTGTCGTTCACGATTGACACATCGACCACGGGTAACGGTGCGATGTTGACGCCGATCACGACGGCGGAGTTCCCCATCGGGGAGACGCTCCGGGCGTTGAAGTCGTACCTGAACACTTACGTCATTGCTGCCACGAACCGTGGCATCCGCGTGGCAGTGGAGAACACGAGCGGCACTGGTTTCATTTACGGCCCGTTGAGCATCGAGGATGACATCGCTGATGTCACGTTCGATGGTGAGTATGTGTACGCAACTCGATCCGAGTTGCGGCTGGGCCAGAAGGGCTTGTGGCGTATCGACCTCGGCGAGTCGGTGGGTGACTTCTACGCGTTTGCGTCTGACTTATCTATCGCAGAGGGAACGCCTGTCTCTGTCGCCTTCATCGGCACTACTGGTCGTGCCTTGATCACGACGAGCAGCAAGGTGTTTGCGGAGAACGCGACACGGCTCGCCCCGACGGGCGAGCTTTACTCAGGGTGGATCCGCTTCGGTACTACTGAGTACAAGCAGCCGGTGTCGTTCGCGATCCGCTCGCAGAACACTGGCGGTGTTCTTGGTGTGCGAGCGTCGAACCCGGAGGGTGAGTTCGCTGACTTCGGTTCCGTTCCGTTGGGTCAAGTATTGAACGTGCCCTTGTCGGCGAACCTGCTGCCGGACACTGAGTTTGAGATCAAGGTGACGTTGTCTCGGGATGACGTGGATGACACGAAGGGTCCGACTCTTGATGAGTGGCAGTTGCGTGCGCTGCCAGCACCGCTGCGGTCGAGGACGATTGTTCTCCCGCTGCTGTGTTTCAAGGAGGAAGAGGACAGCAACGGTGTGGTTCGCACTACGGATCCGTGGCTGCGATTGCAGGCGTTGGAGAAGTTGGAGCAGTCTGGTGGCGCGTGTCTACTTCAGGACTTCTCGACTGGTGAGGAGAGAATATGCGTGGTTCGCGCTGTTCAATTTGAGCAGACTTCCCCGCCGTCTTTCACTAATGGGTTTGGCGGCATCGTGACCATTCAATTGCAGACAGTGGATGTGGAGTTGAGTTAGTGAGTATGTCGCTTGTGCCGTTCGTGATGGAGGGCGGATCGGATCCGGTAGTGGGAAGGGTTCGGCAGCGACTGAACATTCCCGGTGGGAATGAACTGGACCGTGGGCTGGTGGAGATCCTGAGGGGCTTCCAGTCGAGCAACGGATTGCAGTCGCACGGGCAACTCGATGAGGCGACGTTGAGGTTGCTGGATCTCACTGCTTGGTGAGAAAGAATTGGGGCGGAGACTTCGGTCTCCGCCCCGCTTTTTTTTATGCCTTGACTATGTCTTCCATCTTGGTCTCGACGATCCGGTGCTGCCCTCGGGGCAGGTCGGATGGATCCCATTCCTTGAGGAGTGCGTCGAAGCACTTGTCGCACAACTCGCCGGTCCATCGGCGAGTCCCCCGGCGCATGGAGTACTGGGTCACTGGGCGCTTGGTCTCTGCGATCCCGCACTTATCGCACGCGATAGAGGTGACTCTCACTTTGCCTCCTGCAGGTACACGACGTTGCCCGTCTCTGTTGACGGGAACATGGTACGACGGTGCAGGAGTTGATTGCGCTTCGCCCGGTCACCGGACACGCCGAGGTAGCCCTCCGTCGTGGTGGTGTCGGCGTGGTGAAGGTGGGCTGAGACGGTGCGGAGCGCACTGTCGACGCCCTGCTCGCAGAGGTCGTCGAACCATGCTCGTGCGCCGGATCGGCGGAGGAAGTGTGCGCCTTGACCCTTGGGTAGTTCGATGCCGTAGTCCTCGGCGGCACGGTGAACCGTGCGTTCGGGCTTCGCTGGTGAGCGGTACGGGTGGTACTTCATGTAGTGGCCGTTGCTCTCGGGCGAGGGGATCAACTTCATTTCGGGGTCGAGTGGCCCGACCATCGAGGTGTAGTGGGTGAGCCACTGACGGAGGTCGGAGTCCAGCTCGTTGGGGATGGGCATGGTGTCCGCGTCGTAGGACTTGGAGATGATCACGTCGGCCCAGCCAGCCTCTAGTTTAACGTCCTTCAAACGCATCCTGCAGACCTCATTGGCCCGGACGCATAGGTAGAGACCTACGCTGCACAAAATCCTGTCCTCGGGCCTCCTGATGGCTTCTATGAAGGGCCTGAACTCGTGCCGGTGGAGGCGCTCGTACTCCTTCTTCTGAACCTTGAGACACCGCTGGTTGCGGAACGGGTTGAAGTTGAGCGGGACGAGTTCCTCGTCGATGCACCACTTCCAGAATCCCTGCATCTGTGAGTAGTACTGGTTCGCCGTCGTCGGAGCCACCGTCCCTCTAACGTATTGGAGGGACGCTGACCCGATGTCTGGCGTGATCTCGTCCAGATACCAGCCCTCGCCGACGGCCTTCTCAAAGCGGCGAATCGCAACCCGGTCGTTCTTCACGGTGTTGGCGCTGAACAGTTGTTCACGCCAAGCGAGGTATCGCTTGGCGGCTTCGGCGAAGGAGATCGATCCTTCAGGTAGTTCTCTCATAGGAGGATTCTCCAATGCAGGAACCAAACTGTCAACCACGAATGCAGGGTGTGTCCACAGGGAGCATGAATGCAGTGACAGGTTTTGTTGGCTATAAGTACGACGCCTAGATTGTCCTATTTTTTTGTCCGGTTTGGCCGTATTTATGGAACAAAATCAATGATCTTGTCTCATTGCAGCATGTGCTGTGGACAATCGTGGACAACTTGTCTACCTTGTGCATAACGATTGAAGGAAGGAATACCCGACGCATGGGCGTCGGCTCCTTCACAGCGGCGGCGGCGCTTGGTAACGCGGAAGGGCGGCAGCAGTGCCAGCGAGGCGGAAGATGCCAAGTGACTCGATCCTTGAGAAGTGGATCGACGAAGGCTTGGATCACGAGCAGATCCGGCAGCGGATCAAGGAAGAGTTTAATGAGGATGTGGCGCTCTCATCGGTGAGCGGTCACATGTCGCGCATCGGCGCGACCAACCGGATCAAGTATTCCGACTGGATCCCGTGGCCGAGGATCAGCCTCGACCACAATCACAACTACACCTTGAACATGCTTCGCATCGGTGCGCGATTGGATCGCGGACTTGATGTCCGCGACATCGACAAGCGCCGGTTCGACCGTTGGTCGAAGGAGCTGCACGAGAAGAAGTTGGTAGTCCACTACGACTACGACACGATGGAAGGGTTCTTCTACGTCAAGCGTCGACCAAGGGTCGACGGCATGTATATCCGTAACCCTCGCAAGCCTTAGCGGCTTGCTCGGGGTTCATCCCCAGAGCCTGATTTTGGGCAGCCCCCCCTACCCCCCCAATCGGGGAGGTCAGGGGAGGCAGTCCGGGTATCCCCGTCACCGTCATTCGGTATAGCCCCCACGCTGAAGCGCACCGGAATGCTAAACGACTTGACTGATTGCAGGAGATGGCGACACGCGGAGGCGTTGCACTAGTCATTGTCACACCAAGGATATATATTCACCCCTGTGAAATGCAGTGACGATGTACTTGACGGCGCAGTCGTCAGCCTTCGACAGGGAGACACGGACATCTGCATTCACCCAACAGGTGAATGCTGCTTGGTTATCTTCCCGTGGTACGCCGACGTGAAGGATCGCCGACCCGCATTGGAGCTTGTCAAAGCGATGGGCTTCAACGACGTTGTCGAAACAGGACAACTGGCCTACGAGATTCCGGGCGTGGACACCAACGACTTCGACTATGTGAAGGTGGAAACGTAATGGGTCAGATCCCCGAGCATCGCTCGCACTCCCAGTTGCAGACGTGGCTTCGTTGCCAGCACCAGTATTACTTGAGCCGGGTGGAGCAGGTTCCCGAGCAGCCATCGTTGCCGATGGCTGCGGGTAACGCTGTCCATTCGCTGCTGGAGAAGATCAACCACGCTGCTTACCAGCGATTGCAGGACGTGGGCGGGACACGGCGTGAAGATTCTTGAGCCGCTCCCGTCGAGCATCTGCCCGAACATCGACTGCCTCGGTGACGTGTTCGCCACGCATGTGAAGTTCGACGACAACGGCGCGATTGCTTGGTACGTCACGCGTCACAAAGAGATCACCAAGTGCGTGGCCTGTGGCACGCACGTCACCCTTCCGACGGAGATCGATCATGGATGACCTAGCCAGCGAGTGGCAAGAGATCTGGACCCAAGAACTGGTCCGACTGGAACGCCGCTCAGGCGTCCCGGTTGATGACTGGTCGGTCGGTGGACGTAAGAGCCGCGAGAAGCCGAACGGTGAGGACGCTGCTTGGTGGCAGGGCGAAGGCTTGCGTCAGGCCGAGGCATACGTCGAGTGGCTATCCAGTTGCGGCTGGGAGATCGCAACCCTGCCGGATGGCAGGCCCGGTATCGAGTGGGATGCCATCGCTTGGTTCGGTGGGCGACCAGTGAAGGCGATCATTGACGCCGTCTTCACGAACGGCGTCGACCTCATCGTCGTCGATTACAAGACAGGCCGTAAGCGCCAGCAGCCACCGCAGTTGGGTCTGTACGCATCGATCATCGAGAAAACGCAAGGCATCCGACCGAAGTGGGGCGGCTACTACATGAGCCGTGAGGCGAAGGTCGACGACCTGTTCGACCTCGCACCGTGGTCGATGGACTTCTACGACTACAGCTTCCGGGCAATGAACGACTCGCTTGATGCGGGTTCGTTCGTCCCGAACGTGTCCGACCACTGCAGTTGGTGCGGTGTGCGCGACTACTGCGTCGCGCAGTCGGGCCGAAAGAGTTCCGAATATCCCTTACACCAGAAAGGAAAGTGATCGGAATGGCAATGACCGAAGCACCATTCAGCCTGACTATCAAGGTCGGGCCGAAGGGCGAATTGCTGACGTGCCGTGCAGAGACGGCACAGGAAATGACGGCTCGCGTGAGCGAGTTGCGTGACATCGAGCAGGTTGTATTGCAGGGCGGTAGCGCCACTAGTACACCGGCTGCTGAACCGACGGTCGAGCAGGCTGTCCAGAACCTGCAGGATGCCGGTGTGGTTGCGCCGCCGACAGGCGGCATCGAGCAGATGCAGGATCGGTTCAACAACAACTACACGCGTGGCGTACCGGACGCCGGTAGTTGTGATCACGGGCCTCGCATCGTGAAGAACGGCATCAACAAGTCGGGCAAGGCGTACAAGGCTTTCGTGTGCGTCAACGAGTCGCCGTTCCGGCAAGGCAAGTACGACGCCAGTGCTGTCTGCAAGATTGCGTGGCCGAACTAAGTGAGAAGCCTCCTTCATGTCATCAAAGGCAGCAGCGCAGCGGGACAGGATCTCCCTGAGATCCTGCCTCCGCTGACCTCCGCAGGGATTCGATTCCGCCGAGGTCAGTTGGCCTTGTGCGCGTCCGCCCCCGGTCGCGGCAAGACGCTGTTCGCTCTTTGGTACGCCGTCCAGATTGCACGACAAGGCGAGCCGGTGCTGTACATCAGCGCCGACTCCGATCAGGGCACGCTTGCCAACCGCGTCGCCGCCATCGTGATGAACCGGACGGTCAATGACGTGAAGGAAATGCGGGAGTCGGAGGGGGTCGACGATGTCGCCAACGAGTTGGCCCCCCTGACTACCCGTCTCAGGATTGATCGGGATCCGAACCCGACACTCGATGACGTTTGGGAAGAGACCCAAGCGTTTGAGGAACTGCTGGGTGTCCCGCCGAGCCTGATCGTTGTCGACGTTCTGTTGAACGTCCACACCGAACTTGATGGTTGGGCTGGCTTGCTCGATGCCGTCCAGTCATTCCACACGCTCGCTCGTGAGACCGAGGCGTGCGTGCTGGTGCTGCATCACACGCGTGAGGAGACGACTGCGCTTCGACCGCAGTCGATGTCGTCCACGATGGGAAAAGTGAATCAATTTCCCGAGTTGATCCTGACGATCTGCATGGATGGCGATCACTACTACGTCGCTCCGGTCAAGAACCGTGACGGTGTCGCCGACCCGAGAGCAGAGAACCCGCTGTGTGTGTACGTCGACGCTGAGTCGATGAGTCTCCATTCCACCTTGCAGGAACTAGAAACCCACCGATCTAGGAGGCAATGGGTATGACATACCCGCATGAATTGGGTGCGCGTGCTGCGTGCCACGGCAGTGACGTTGATGCATGGTTCCCCGAACTCGGCGGCATGAGCGAACAGAACAACCAAGCCATCAAGATTTGCAGAACCTGTCCCGTGATCGATGAGTGTCTTGAGTGGGCGCTGCATCACGAGAGGCACGGCATTTGGGGTGGCACGACGCCGACTGATCGGCGTCGCATCCGTGCGAAGCGAAACATCCTCGTCGAAGAGCGATGGGTGAACGCGTCGTGAGCGCAGCCGGTAAGCGCAAGGGCAGCCAGTGGGAACGGGACTGCGAAGAGCATCTGAACCAGTCCGGCTTGAAGGCTCGCCGTATGCCACGGGCAGGCGCAAAGGACATGGGTGACGTGGTCATCGAAGGCGCTGACTTCGACATCGTCATCGAGTGCAAGAACGTGCGTAACGCGTGGGGCCAGATGAAGGAGTTCATCCGGCAGGCCGACATCGAGGCATGCAACTACGAGTTGAAGTACGACCGGCCCAGCCTCGGCGTAGTGGCGACGAAGACGCGCCAGTCCGGCACGGGCGAGGGTCGCATCACCATGACCGTTGATCAGTTCGTTTCGCTGCTCCGTTGGGGGAGCATCGCGTGACCAAAGAGGACGAGCTGCTCGCCGTGTTGCAGCACTACGACCTACCGGAGCCTCGCTACGGCGAGGCATCGATGAAGTGTCCGGTGCATGACGACCGTCGACCGAGCGCGTCCGTGAACAGGGAGAAGGGCTTGTGGCATTGCCACGCCTGCGGTGCTGGTGGAGATGGCATCGCCCTGCTGCAAGCGAACGAGGGCTGGTCATACGGGCAAGCCAAGGAGTTCCTGAAGACGCTGACCGGCGATGAACCGGCCAGCGATGTGCGTCGCAAGAAGCCAGCCAAGTCGAAGCGGTGGATCCCACCGAAGATGCGGAGGTCCGTGTGAACACGATCAAGTTGGAGACCGAGCAAGACAAGCACAAGGAACAACTGGTTATCCGGCGTATCTTCAACGACAACCCCGAGGTGCAGTGGTTCCCGTGCGCCGAGTTCTCCGCCGTCGATTACATCGGCGTGCGTGACGGCAAGGTCGTCAAGGTCGCCGAGGTCAAGACGCGCAAGCAGTCGAAGGCCGCAGTCATGCAGTACCCCGGCGGCTTGATACTCAAACGCAGGAAGTACGACGAACTGGTACACATCGAGCAACTGCTGAACGTGCCGACCTACGTTTACTTCGGGTTCAGCAACGGCACGGGGCACATCACGTCCTTCCGTCCGTGGGAGTTCCACCAAAGAGGCCGTCACGAGATCGATCACGACCTTGGTCGTCGAGACCGCAACCTCGCAACTGACCTTGAGCCCGTCGTCCTCCTGAACTGGGACTACGACCTGATCCCCTTGCTTGACCCGCTGGATGGTGCGGAATGACAACCATCGTCGGAGTCGAAGACTTCAACGGGTCGGTCATCGTCGCCGATGCGATTACCACATCTGATAACAGGCCGTACTCATCGTTCCGCATGGCGAAGATCGTGCAGCGGGAACAAACGCTTATCGCTGCCGCTGGCAGCGCACACGCATGCGACCTCGTCCAGTACTTGTGGCTGCCTCCGTACTGGGATGGCGTCACCGACATCCCATCGTTCACTCGCTCGATGATCGTGCCGAGCCTGAAGCAGTTCCTGTCGGCTGCTGACTGGCAGCCCGACGCCGAGAAGGACGACATCCTCGTGCTGCTCATCGCTGTTGCTGGTGCGCTCGTGCAGGTCAACGAGGACTACAGCGTGCTGCATCGAGCCGACGGTTTGTACGCCATCGGCAGCGGAGCTGCGTATGCCATCGGCGCTTTGGAAGCAGGAGCCACGCCCACTGAGGCGGTCGAGATCGCGTCACGCAATGACGTGATGACGGGTTTGCCAACACAGTCGATCAAACAGGAGAAGCGAGATGATTGAAGCACTGCTAATGACCGTCGCCCTCTCGGGCAAGGCGGACTTCGACCCGCCCGAGTACAGGGGAGCGCACTACACGAAGAAGGCCGAGCAGTTTCTCACCTGCGTAGCGGAGAGAGAATCCAACTTCCGTTGGCGAGCGGATGGGCCATACGGCAGCGGCATCGTGCAGACCATCGGCGTAACTTGGGATCACTACGCGAAGCGTGCCGGTTACCCCGAGTGGGTAGGTGTCCGTCCGGCCAAGGCTCCCAAGTATGTGCAGTGGGAGATCGCCTTCGTCATGGTCAACCCGTACCCGAAGAAGCCGGGACTGGAGGGCAAGCACCACTGGTCAACCGACCACACATTCAACCTGCTTGGTAAGCGGGGCAAGGAATGTTGACCTGTCCTCACTGTGGTGCAAGCACCACCAACACAAACAAGTACGTCGCTCGATGCGACAACAAATTCTGTGGAAGGTATGTGCAGCAATGTTGATTGAGATGAATGGCTACGCAGCGGTGCGAGCCAACGCGCAGACAGTAGAGGATCTCCGCACACTGATGCGGTTCCTCGACGACAACAAGGTGGCGAATACCGCTCAGATTGACTGGGACAAGTCGACGGGTCACCTGTATGTGGTGGCTGCTGATCAGGCTCCAGCAATGTTCATTGAGTGCGGCGAACACACCCCGCCCGACTTCCATTTCGATGTCATCTTGAACACGCACTACCACGAGCGAGACAGCACCGTTGCGATGTTCGACTGGCCTGCAAAAGATCGGAACAAGTACAACGATCCGAGCATGCCGGGGTGAGTGAGTCACAGGACGACAAGGCGTTTCACTCGTGGCTTGTCTACGGCGTGACGAAAGGCTGGATCAGCCTGCCGGTGTGCGCGACACACAACCCCTTGCCGACCATGCCGGAAGAGGACGTCGAACTTCTTCTGGTTGAAGAGGGAGATCGCGAAGACATCATCTTCGTGCATGACCCATGCATGTTTGCGATCAGAGTTTGGAAAGAGTGGGAAGACGAAGAGGAATGGGAAGAAGAGGATGACGACGAGTAAGAAGCTGCGGATGATGTGGGATCGGGCAGCCGAGGAGTACCACATCGAACTCAGCGGGTCGCCAGCCGAGGAGTACCTCGACCAGCGTGGACTGCTGGACGTCAGCGGTGAGTTCCTATTCGGTTATGTGTCCGAGCCAGCGCCGGGGCACGAGGAACGATTCATCGGTTGCCTGTCGATCCCATACTTGACGCCACTCGGTGGCTGCGTCGGCTTCAAGTTCCGTTCGATCAAGTCGCAAGACAAGCGTTCCCGGTATCAAGCACCGACCGGGCAGGCCCATCGCATGTTCAACGTGCGTGCCCTCGTCAACGCTGTCGACACGATCCTCGTGGTTGAGGGTGAACTGGATGCTGCGGCTGCCACGGCTGCTGGCTTCCCAGCCGTAGCGATCCCCGGATCCAACGGCTTCAAGAAACACTTCGCTCGATGCTTCGACGGCATCGAGCGTGTCCTACTGGTGATGGACAACGACTCCGACAGGGACGACGGCAGCAATCCCGGCGCTGAACTGGCGGCTCGCATAATGAAGGATGTGCCGCAGGCTGTACGCGTGTCACTCCCTGCAGGTGAGGACGTGAATAGTACAATCTTGAAGTACGGAGCAGAGCATTTCGCCGAACTCATCGGCGCTGTAGAGGAGGCTCCGTGATCACACCCCCGCCAATCACTCCGCCCTTCGGGCTGACCACTGAACAGTTGATCGAACACCACCGTCGAGCAACGAACTACGCACGCTTCCGCATCGCTGATGGTGGGAGCCGTGAGTACGACGAAGAAGATCATCAGCGCATTGAAGAGTTCGACCCACCTCGGATGCTGTTAGAGATCAGGCAGGAGATCGCTGACGCGATCAACTATCTGGTCGGCCTCGACCTCCAGCTCGGTCGATGGCAACGACGAATCGAGGAGATCCCAACATGATTCCCAGCGTGGTGTTCGACATCGAGACAACTGACTTGTCCGGTCTGATGGGAAGAGTGCTTTGTTGCTCATTCCTCGACGGCAACACGGGTGAGGTGACGACGTTCCGTGCGGATGAGAAGCCGTGGCGAGGACGCAGCAAGATCGACGACAGCAAACTAGTCCTCGCTATCCGTGAGCATCTGGAGAAATACAAACTGATAGCCGGACACAACAGCAAACTGTTCGACATCCCCTTCATCAACGCTCGGCTAGCCAAGCATGGCGAGCGACCCGTGAACGTCGAGTGGCACATGGACACTCGATGGTTCCTGAACTCATCGTCGATGCGGATCGGCAGTGCGAAACTGGAGAACGCTCAGAAGTTCTTTGAACTGGGCGAGTCGAAGACAGCGATCAGTTGGGAGCAGTGGCAACTAGCGGCCACGCTCGACAAGGATGCGATGGATGAGGTCGTGTATCACTGCGAGCAGGACGTGAAAGTCCTGCGAGAACTGATCCCGCACGTCCTCCCGTACATGAAGAACTTGCACAGGTGATCGCAGGATGATTGCGGCAGATGATCCGATCTGGATCGAGGTGATTGAACTGGCAGCCATAGCGGCTCGGCCCATAGCCGACCGCTACAAGGGCTACGTCGACGCTGATGACCTACGACAGGTGGCGTGTGAGTACGCGTCACGTCGTAAGCGGAAGGTCGAGGAGTATCTGGTGCGAGATGAGCCGAGCGAGCGTAAGCAGGGCGAGGCTGCACTGATCCTGTCGATGCGTCGGGAGTGTGAGAAGTTCGCTCGACGTGAGAAGGCCGAGCGGTCCGGCTACCGCCCGGAGGATGAGTACTTCTACCGGCCAGCCACCATCGAGAAGATCATCGAGGTGATCCACAACGGTGGCCCTGACTCGGCTGGTCAGATCCTCGACCCGGCAGACATGGGGCAGAAGCGGAAGCGGAAGCCAGCGAGCGAGGGCGGAGACATCCTCGCCCTCGTCTATGACGTTGAGATGGCTTTGAAAGAACTGGACACCCGCACCTACGGCATCGTCGTGAGCCGGTGGGGTGATGGGTTAACGCTGGTTGACATCGGTCACCAGTGGGGGATCTCCCCGCAGCGAGTTGAGCAGATCTCTCGCCGTGGGATGAGGCAACTGATCGAGGCTCTTGGTGGGAAGAGTCCGTACTGACGTTGCCGAGACAAAAAAATAGGGGCGGGGCCAGATGTGGACTGGCCCCGCCCTGTCTTACTTGCCTTCTAGTTTCTGCATCCAGCTCGTTTGGTACATGCGGGTCACGAAACTGAACGTGCCCTCGTTGCTGTCACGGTGTGCTGACACGAATTGCTTCTCGGCCACCTCTGCCTGATGCCGTGTCGTCCACGAGCCGACCGTCACGACCGGCCCGTCTCGCAGTGGTCGAGCGACCACGATCCACTGCTCACGAGTGGCGTGGACTTTCTCGTATGCCTCCGCTGCTGCGACAGCGGCGTCGATCAGTTCCTCGTACTCGTGGTCGAGTGCCTTCTTGATCTCGGTCACTTCCTTGCTGTTCTTGTTCACCACGGCAAGCCCCGCTCGCTGTGGCACATGCACTCGCACGTCCACTCTTTGCTGTACTCACCCTGCCCGTCTCTACGGGTCACGCTGAAGGCGTGAGGGCAGTTGTCGCAGTGGCCTGTCATGCAGAAGCCTGATCGATGCGGATGCTTCTCTGTCTTAGCCATTGACCCTCCAATGAGAAAGCCGGACAGACAGGGCGGAAGGGATGACGCCCCGCCTGTCCGGCGGCTTGGTGCTACACGAGCGCCTTGGCGGCGTCCCATGCACGAGACTTGAACTCGATGTCCCGACCCATCAGGATGCGGTCGGCGTTGCGACCCCGACTGTCGTAGTCGGAGTACTCGACTGCGCCTTGGAACAGGGCAGCCACGGTGTCCTTGATGTTGGCGTTGAACTGGCCGGTGATCCGATCAAGGATCTTGGCTTGCCTGCGCTCATCGTTCCGGCGCTCGACCTCAGACAACATCTTCGGGTCACGCTTCGGTGCGACCTGATTGAGGTACGCACTGGTGACTCGCCAGTCGACATCGGTGCTGCACATCTTGTCGTACCAGTTCTGGTACTCATCGAACCAGCGCATCTCCGACAGCACGGCTTGCTTGACTTGCTGCAAGCGAGCGTTCGCACTGGTCGTGTGCCGGATGCTGATCACGCCCTTGCCTCGACGAGCGAGGTTGGGGATCTGGTTGCTGCAGAACAGCCGCTCGGCGAGGGCACGGACGTGGAATGCGCCCGAGCCATCGTGACTGGTGGCGAACATGATCCGACCGTGGTGCGTGTCGGTCAGCGTCATGCTGTCGTTGAGCCGAGCGATGATGAAGCACCGCTGCCCGTCACCGAGCATCCCGGCCTGCTCGTACCCGGTGATGAAGCCCTCATCCTGCAGGTACTGCAGGGTGGAGAACGCATCCCGATTCTGGATCGGTGTGTACCGCTCACCGACCACGCCGATGGGCTTCAGGTTGTCCATGCGGACAACCCCTGACTGTGTGTAGTTGACCCGAGTTACGTTGAACCCGGCATCGGAGTTAGGCATTGGTGTTACCACCTGAGAACTCAACTCCTGCAATTCCACCTCAAAGTTGAGGTTGGCTCGGTCGAGGACGCCCTCGACACTGGTTTCTTCATGCACGTCGAGCAAGGTCTTGCTCAGTGCATTCTGTTCGCGTCGTACTAGTTCCAAACGGTTCATCCCTGAACCCCTTCCTTGTTGGTGTTACTGATTCTTATCTTCTCATATCCCTCTGACATCCTGCGTTCAGCGTCATTGAGACCGTGTTCGTACCCGACCTGCCGTCCCATCTCGTGGGCGAGGATGACCGTGCCCACGATGAGGAGCAGCAGGAGAATGATGTAGCCGCTCATGCTTCCTCCTTAACTGTTGGTTCGATAGATGTAGTAGCACTCGTGGCAGAAGTTCAATCCCTCCACGACGTGGCCTACCTGTGTCCGACCACACGCATCGCACTCACTCATGCTTCCTCCCGTGTGCAGCCCTCGCCCACCTTGCACAGGAAGACAGGCAGCCTGTCGCTGAAGAAGAAGGGCATCGCTGCCCATGCCGGGACCATCCGGTCACAGCACTCGACATACCTCGTGTCGCTCATACTTCCTCCCTAACTACGAAGACCGAGCCGTCTTGAAGCTCGGTCATGTCCAACCCATCGAGTGGGATGTATGCCACGGCGCAGTCCTCGCACACCGTGTCGTCGATCCAGCAGATGTGATCCATCACTGCCCCTTCACTTTGTCGAAGCCGAGATCCCTTCTCGGCTGCTGCTTGCTCGCTTGCTTCTCGACACCGGCCTTGCGTGCCTCCCGGTATCGACGTGCTGCCTCTCGCTTGCACTCACGGCAGCCATTCAGTTGCGTCCAGCCCGAGGTGCGCTTGTCGTGCCCGTTCTTGCACGTCGGCTGCCACCCGTCGTACTCGGTGTCCGTATCGATGTTGACCATCTGTGTTCCCTTCATCCGATGAACGGCACAGACTCATGCGTGTGCATCAACCTGCGCCCTAACCACTCGGCCATGCCTGCGTGCATGGCATCACCGAGAGCCTTGAAGCGGTGGCTGTCGGGCACGCCCTCAGTCCAGCCATCCGGTAAGCACGTCAGCCGCTCCCACTCAGTGAGCGTCAGCGTGCGAGCGCGACCGCCCTGCACCACGATGTGTGTCTGCCGAGCGTTGCCGCTGTCGAATCCCGTGAGCGTGTTCGCTTGCCCGTCCATCACCCACGTTGCGTAGTCATCCTTCGACCGAGGCCGACGTGACTTACGGAAGATCAGTCCTCGACCATCGTCCTCAACGACGCTTCCAACCTTGGATCGGGAGTCCCGCCGGGATTCGTCAAGTACTTGAGGTGACTCGCTGCCGAGGTCGTCGTCAGCCAGCACTTGCCATGCGGGTCCACCGTCACCTCCACGATGTCCAACAATGACGACTCGACGGCGTCGCTGGGCCGATCCGAGATGTCGCCCGTCCACCACCCGGTAGGCCCACCCATACCCGAGGTCTTCCAGCCCCCGGACCACGGCCTCCATGTCCCTCCCCCCTTTTGACTTGAGGAGTCCGACTGGGTTCTCGATGCAGACCCATCGCGGTTTGCTTTCGTCGACGAGCCGTGCGACCTCGTCGACGAGGCGGACGAACTCGTAGTAGAGACGGCCTCGCTCCCCGGCGAGGCCAGTGCGATGCGGCGCTGCTTGGCTTGTGTCTTGGCAAGGGAACCCGCCGACGATGAGGTCGGGAGATCCGAGGTCGCTTCCAGTGGTGCTGATGACATCGTCTGTCCTTTCTACGTTGGGCCAATGCCGAGCGAGGATCGCTCGACTGTGCTTGTTGATCTCCACTTGAGCGGTCGGCTGCATGCCAGCGGCATCGAACCCGAGGTCGAAGCCGCCGACACCAGCGAAGACCGACGCGTACTTCACGCGCTCGGTACGGGTAGGGCGAACGATGCGTTCGCGATCTTGAGTGCAGCCGCCACGTTGGCGAGCGCCCGGTCATTCGTGCCACCGATGTGCCACTGGTAGACCTCGTGCTGTGTCGGCGTGTGCGACTTCCAGTCGTAGATCGTGGCGACCGTGCCGTCAGCGAAAGCGACCGCCCACTCGCACGTCACCTTGCCGTCAAAGGATGCGTCGAGCCTCGGCTCACCGAACACCCGCTCCAACTCGCTGCGGTACGTCTTGACGTACCCCTGCAGCCATCCCGTCCGCACGATTGGGTTCGTGCTTGTGATCTCTCCGAACATGATGATTCCCTTCATCTGGTTGAGTCGTGTACTTCACGGCTCATGGATCGAGCCGGGTTACCCCGGCTCTCACCATCAACAGTGACACAGCCCTCATGCATCCTGCGTTAGTCGAGATAACTCTCGACCCGAGCCTTGATGCCGTGGATCTTCAACACTGCGGCGAACGACCGCGCATACGCATCCTTGATCTCGTAGGACTGACCGCCCTCACGCACATGCACGGCCAAGCCACCGCCATACGCAGGCGTGGCATGACCGACGCGCTTGGCCCACCGCCCGAAGGCGGTGTTGCCTGCGAATCGGATCGAAGCGAAACCACACACGCCCTGCGGGACGTAGTAGATCTTCTGCTCCGTGGCCGTGCGTGACGTGACGACCATCGGCTCGGGCACGCACGCCCTCGCCGATGCCAGCGCGTGCGCTTCGGCCTCTTCCCAGATTTGTTCCGGTGTCATGTCTTGCTCCCTTCATTCGTGGGCTGAGTTGCCCGAGAAGGGCAGGGCGCAACGTCCCTGCCCGACTCGCACCTACTCAGGAAGTCACCGCCTCGGCGCAGTCGATACAGAGGTGGTCGTAGGCCGTGTCGCTGTACTCGCTGAGATCAGCACCGCAATCGCAGACTTGCTCCGGCTGCTGCTCAGCGTCGACTGCCTTAGCGAGGCGCAGCAGGTCTTGCTTGCACTGCATCTTCACCTCGTGTTCGCATCCGGGATCCATCAGCAGCGCCACATACAGATTCACTGCCGACTCCCACGTCCATGTGATGTCGATGTACTCCGTCGCCGCGCTCATGCCGTCACCTCGGCCTCGCAGTGCTTCTCCCACTGCTTGAAGTCGTCGTACATCTCGGCTGATATCACGGCGAAGCGAGGCACACTCCAGACCGTGTCGTGGCTGATCCGCACCTCGACCATGTCCGGCCCCCAGCCCGTCGACCAGCCCACGATGTTGCCTCGGACGACCTGATCCTCGACGCCGTAGTTCGGGTGGACCCGCACCGCGTCGTTCATCTTCAGTCCGCGCAGCACAGCGTCACGGATCTCGTGTTCAATTTCCCTGCTCATGCTTATCCCTTCCTGTCGTCGACCGTCGACGACATGGCAGCCGCCGAGCCAGCAGGCTCGGCAACCACCAAGCGGTCACGGTCACTCATCCCCGCAGCACGCCTGCTCCCACTCAGCGATCACTGCAGCGATCTGCTCCAGCGTCGACGGCGACCACTCGTGGTCCATGTCACCGCCGGGGTACAGCACGTCCCGAATCTGCGATAGGTAACCCATCACTCTCCCTTCCTGTCGTGGGCCATCCACGACATGGCAGTAGATCGACCAGCGCCGATCTACCACCATGCAACCACGGCCCTCAAGCATCCTGCATTCAGACGTAAGCCTTGGCCCCGCCGTGAGCGTTGATGAAGATATCGACCGCGACCGTGTCGCGACCCTTCGTCCCGCCGCACGCCCCGCAGTCAAGGCACGACGTCCCGCGAGCCTCGCTCAAGCACAACACCGAACCATCCGCCACCGCCTCGCCCACCGGGGCGACGTAGAAGGATCGCCAGCCCCGCTGCCGAGCCTCCCGACGATCCTCGACCGTGTCCGCGCTCGCCATGATGAACGACGCCCACACGTCATCGAGATCCCGCCACTGATGCGTATAGCCCGTGTGCATCGCGGCCTTCGCCGTGAGCGCCTCCCACACGTCGACCGGGACCATCCCCGGATCGCCGTAAGCGCCGAGCCTCACCCCTCGACCGTCGAGGAATTCCGACGCCTCCGCCGGAGTCATGTCCGGGTAGCCGCCACGCCGCAGCGTCTTCCACACAGCCGCCGGAGCCTGCCCCACGTTGACGTAACACGTCCGCCGCATCGAGCCGTCCGCGTGCTGCCGACGGCGATGCGGACAATCCCCGCAGATGGATGCATCGTCGCCCGACGCGATAGCGTCGAGCGGCGCGAGATCCTCCCGCAGGATCCACGTCTGCGCCATGTCACCCGTCTTACGGTTGCCGCTGTGCCACGTCACCACCACCACCAGTGGTGCGCCGTCCCACCGCGACGGTCCGCGCCAGATGACCGCGCCTGTTGCCTTGCTCATGTTGCTCCCTTCCTGTCGTGACCATCACGACATAGCGGAAGACCGGGGCACGCCCCCGGTCTACCACTATGCTGCGACAACCCTCATGCATCCTGCGATGGCGTGGACACGATCCGCTGCGTCCACGTCAGCGTCGTCTCACCCGGAGGCAGCAGAACCGACACCGCACGCCCCACCGCCTCCACCGCGAAGCGGAAGCCGTCTTCGAACTGCGCGTACTCTGCCGGACGCCCCTGCCCAAGCGCCTCATTGCGAGCCACCGTCTGTGCAAGCACGCGAGCAATCGCGTCCACCGTCATTTCTGGTGTGACCTTCATCGTTTCTTCCCTTCCGACCGGCGGACCATCCGCCGACCTATTTCAATTCTGCAACATCCCTCATGCACTCCCCCCCTTCCCGACCGCACTGTGCCCCGCGAGACCCGCGCGGGACCGTTTTTTGCCTCTGTCGCACGCGTCGGACTTGTACGGAAGTACCCCCGCCGCCCTGACCCCCGGATGCTTAACCGCCCCGCCCCCCCGCGCGTGTGTAGTCCCAAGAAAAATTTCGACCAAGTCGGGGGGCGGGACTAATTTCGCGGTTTTATGGGGCGCGTAAATACTTTTTTTGTCGCGGGTATTGATAAACACCCTTTCTCTAGCCCTCTTCTTATATAGAGAGTGTTTTTCGTTCGCTGCGCTGGCGGCCCTTAAGGCCGCCTGCGCTGCTCACTCAAATAGTTCTTAATCGGGTGGAGTGTCTTTGGCGGTCGGTCCCCCCTTTTTGCCCCTTTGGAGGCCGGGTGGATAGGAAACCGAGGAAGGCGGAGGAGCAACCTCGTCGCCGGGTGGCTCCTGCGGTTGCGGAGGCGGAGCTGTTGGATCTGGTCCGGCAGGGCCGGACGATTGAGCAGGGTTTGAAGGTGATCCGGCGGTCTCGCTCGTGGTACGAGACTCGCCGTCGGGAGTCGAAGGATTTCGCTGACCGGATGGATTCTGTCCGGCTGGGTCGGGTGGACGCGAGCCGGGAGGCTCGCGACTCGGATATTGGTTTCGCTGAGTTCAGCGAGAAGTACTTGTTCACGAAGGTTTGGCCGCACATGCAGAATGTGGCTGACCTGTTGGAGGGCCGTGAACCCGGTTGGGTTCACGACTCGATGGTTTATGAGAAGGGCACGGCTGGGCTTTCTCGCCTGCTGGTTAATGTCCCTCCGAATCATGCGAAGAGCATGACGATCACGATCAATTATGTGACGTATCGGATCGCTAAGGATCCGAACATCAACGTGTTGATTGTGTCGAAGACGCAGGAGCAGGCGAAGAAGTTCCTGTATGCGATTAAGCAGCGGTTGACGCATCCTCGTTACGCGGACATGCAGTTCGCTTTCGGGCCAGCGGATGGCTATAAGGCCACCGCTGACCAGTGGGCGGCGAACAAGATTTACTTGGGCGGGGATGCACGCGATTCCGGGGAGAAAGACCCGACCGTCGAAGCACTAGGAGCAGGCGGGGCCATATACGGCTCGCGTGCGAATCTGATTGTGCTGGACGACGTCGTGACCCTGTCGAACGCGGGGGAGTGGGAGAAGCATCAGGACTGGATCCGGCAGGAAGTGGCATCCCGCCTTCCTCCGAATGGTGGTCAGTTGCTGGTTGTGGGTACGCGGGTTGCTCCGGTTGATCTGTATCGGGAGCTGCGTAACCCTGAGCATTACACGGACGCGAAGATCCCTTGGACGTATCTCGCGATGCCTGCTGTTCTTGGCTACGGCGATGACCCGAGTGATTGGGAGACGTTGTGGCCGAAGTGTGATCTTCCCCTTTCTGAGGGTGACCAACCGGATGAGGATGGTTTCTTTGAGAGGTGGAGCGGCCCACGGTTGAACGTGGTCCGCAATGAGGTTGGTCCCGGCAAATGGTCGCTGGTGTATCAGAACCTCGATGTCGCAGAGGATGCCATTTTTGACCCGGTATGCGTCAGAGGCGCGGTTAATGGAATGAGGAAGCCGGGGCCATTGGTATCCGGTGCGGCTGGTCACCCGTCGGAGTCGTCGAACTTCTACCGGGTGATCGGGATTGACCCGGCGATGGCGGGTGAGACTGCTGCTGTCGCTTACGCGGTGGATCGGCGCACGCAGAAACGGTACGTCCTTGACGTGAGCGTGATGGCTTCGCCGACCCCGGCTGCTATCCGCGAGTTGATTTACTCGTGGGCGGACAGGTTTAAGCCGCACACGGTGATTGTGGAGTCGAACGCGTTCCAGTTGTTCCTGACGCAGGATGAGGAGATCAGGTCATTCTTGGCGACTCGGGGGATCGCGTATCGACCTCATCACACGTCCACGAACAAGTCGGACCCGGACTTTGGTGTTGCTTCTCTTGCGCCGTTGTTTGGGTCGAAGACGAAGCGTGAAGGTCAGGAGACGTTCAAGCACGCTGATGACAACTTGATCGAGTTACCTGACACGAGCAACTTTGAGAACATTAAGAAACTGATCGAGCAGTTGATCACTTGGCAGCCCGGTGTGAAGGGCAGCAAGTTGAAGATGGACGCCGTCATGGCGTTGTGGTTCTGCGAGATCGTGGCGCGGGAAGTACTTACTCAGGCGGGTGGGGTTTCTCAATTCTTGCCTAACCAGTTCGCGTCGAGGAATGACGTGGACTCCCGTTATGTGGTTTCCCTTGACGAGCTGGCAACGGCTCAAACAGTTGGAAGGCTGTAGATGACCGATTACGCGGCGAAGTTTGACGCGATCCGCAAACGCAACAGTGAGCGTGACAAGCGCATGCATGAGGTTGCGGCTGTGCGTGCGGGGCACGCGGAGCAGGTTTTCCCCGGCTTGTTCCCTGAGGGCATGTGGTCGAAGCCGATCATCGCGAACATGATCGATGTCGTCGCTAAGGACTTGAGCGAGCAGGTTGGCGTCTTGCCGTCGATCACCGCTTCGGGTGACTCGACGTTGGATGAGAACGCCCGGACGAAGGCCGATAAGCGCACGAAGATCGCTAACTATTACGTCGCTGCGTCGAAGATGAGTACGAACTTGATTCGTGCCGCTGACCAGTTCATTACTTACGGGTTTGTGCCGCTGCGCGTAGAACCGCACTTTGCTGATCAGCGGCCTCACATTCATGTGGAGTCGTGCGAGGGCGCGTACTTCGACATGGATCGTTTCGGCGACATGCAGGTGTACGCGCACTTGTTCCGCCGCAAGGCTGGTGACCTCGCGGCGATGTTCCCTGAGCAGGCGGACAAGATCCTGAAGCGGGGCATGTTCGGTAAGACGGACGAGAACAGCATGCTTGAGGTTGTCCGGTATTACGACAAGGACACGAGCGTGATGTTCCTGCCGGAGCGTGAGGGCTTACTGCTGGCGCAGACGCCAAACCGCATTGGTCAGGTTCCTGTCGTTGTCGCGTTGCGCCCGTCACTTGATGGTGAGGCGCGGGGTCAGTTCGATGACGTGCTGCCGGTGTACGCGGCGAAGGCGCGTCTGGCGTTGCTGATGATGGAGGCGACACAGAAGAGCGTTGAGGCTCCGCTGGCTTTGCCGCAGGACGTGACGCAGTTGAGCATCGGGCCGGACTCTGTGATCCGGTCGAACACACCAGAGAAGATTCGGCGTATCCCGTTGGATGTGCCGAGCATGTCGTTCGCTGAGAACAACCTGCTATCCGAAGAATTAAAGTTCGGCACTCGCTTCCCAGAGTCAAGAGCAGGCCAAGCGGACGGGTCGATTGTCACTGGTCAGGGCGTGAAGGCTCTGCAGGCTGCTTTCGATTCACAGGTCAAGACCGCTCAGTCGATCATGGGCGCGACGCTTGGAGAGGCGGTGTCTCTCGCGTTGGCCGTCGACGAAGCGTACTTCAGCGAGGTACAGCGCGAGGTATCTGCCACCGCTAACGGCGTTCAGTACAAGTTGAAGTACCGGCCATCAGCCGACATTAAAGGTAACTATGGGATCTCCATAAACCACGGGCTGATGGCTGGGCTTGACCCCAACCGTTCTTTGATCTTCGCGCTGCAGGCGCGAGGCGACAAGTTGATTTCCCGCTCGTTCACGCGACGCAACCTGCCGATCCAGTTGAACGCCTCCGAAGAGGAGCAAGCGATTGACATGGAGGAGATGCGCGACAGCCTGAAGGCTGGTGTCGCTTCTCTGGCTGCGGCGATCCCGCAGATGGCAGCCAACGGGCAGAACCCGACAGACATCGTGAAGCAGTTGGCGACCGTCATCGATGAGCGGAAGAAGGGCACTGCTCTTGAGGATGCGGTGCAGAAAGCGTTTGAGCCTCCGAAGCCCCCTGAGCAGCAGCAGCCCGAGGCGGACGAGTTGCCCAACATGGGCGCACCGAATGCTGCAGCCGAAGCGGCCACCGAGCAGGGGCCGGTACAAAACGAAGTTCTTCCAGCGCCACCGCCTATGCAGCGGCTGCTCGCTGGTTTGACGGG